AAACTTGGCAAGGTAAACCTGTGAACAAATTGTGAACATTTCCCCAATCTGTTCATATTTCGTTCATAATTGCAAAACTGGCATGAATCTTGCTAGGCAACTATAACATTAAATGTCTGACAATATCACACAAAGTCTGTCACTTATCCTGTTGACATATTAGTTCATATGGACTATAATAAACTCAACAAATCAATACAGCACAGCCAACTAGGCAGGAGGGTGAAAACATGAAATCAAAATACAAAATTAAATATACAAATACTGGGGTAAAAGCTCCGGTTGTCACTTTGTTAAAATCAAGTCCAGAACTTGATAGAACAGACATGATAGAATTAAGATATTCAGACATAATCATAGTTATTTCAAGAATTTTACGAAAAACTATGTATAATAAAGCAGAATCAAGAATCGAAATACGAAGAAAAAATAACACTCTTTGTGCACTAGTTAGAGTAAAGGGTACTATCAATGATGCAAAAATAATGGTTGAAAACTATTACATTTTCGCAAAACTTTATATATATTTGAATGAACAAAAATATATTAGTGACAAAGAGTATAGATACTATGAAGAATGGGCTAAGATAGTGTATGATGGGTTTAATCATAAACTATATGATGAAATAATGGGGGCGCTCAAATATGCCAAAGAATCCTAAAATCCCAACCACATCTAAGGGTTTGAATGTCAACCCAAACATGCTGACTGCTGCAGAAGCTTTGCAACTCCGCAGACAGCTTGCTAAACGTTTGAATCAGCGTATGCGTAGATTAAAGGCAAAAGGATTTGATTCAGAAGTAGGAGGAGCGTACGCAGATTACCAAGATTTGCTTGCAAGATTTTTTCCGGGACGATCAACAATTCCGGAAAATCTGGAAAATGAAAAATATAAAGGGTTGCCAAGAACCCAAGTGAAAGCTATCCAGAAGATTCTGAAAGAAAAGAGTAGCACTGTGCAGGGTTGGAGAGAGATCATAGATCAACGTCAAAAGACCCTCAGCACTGAATACGGAATCAATTTCAACTCAAAAGAGGAAATGAAACTGTTTTTCAAATCTGAGGTATGGAAGTGGATGCAGAGATTTTATGACAGTAAACAGACAATGAGAATCATCAGTCACAAACTGGATGATTCTACTGTTTCTGAGATCATAAAAGATTTAGAGAAGTTCAGAGCGCGAACGGATCCAGACATGGCTGATACGATTGCAAAACAACTTGGTTTTTCTGGAGAAGCAGAGGCTTTAAAATACAGACCATAGCAGGGGGTAAAATAATGGTAGTCGCAGGATATCCGGTTATTTATTTTAAAAACTATGATTATATGCGACTATTCAACGGTGATTTCATCCGGCGATCCAACGCAGGTCATTACCTTGGAGTATACGAAAAAATCATAACGGTAGATACGGAAACATTTGTCTATCTTAATAAAAGCATTGGTTTTGTCACAGACTGGACAATCACGATAGAGAATGATTGTTGTATTTATGGAAATCATGTTTCCGATCTGATAGACACAATAGACAGAATATGCACAACTTTACATGCTGACGACAGTCACCTTGTACGGTTTTTCATTCATAACTTGCCTTATGACTATGTTTTTCTCCGGAATCATTTTTTCCAGAAATGGGGAACCCCAGACAAGTCACTAGCTGCTAAAGTTCATAAGTACATCTTTATGAAATGGACAGGGCAGGGGATTGAGTTCCGGGACAGTCTTATCTTGACACAGAGATCGTTAGAAAAGCTTTGTAAAGACATGGGAACCACTGAGAAAGCTGTCGGAACATGGGACTATAAGAAGTTTCGAACACCAGCTAGTCCACGTACAGCAAAAGAAATAGCATATGTCTGTACGGATACGATAAGCTTATGCAAGGCCCTACGCAAATACATAGATCAGCGAGGATTTAACGTGGCAACCTGTCCACTGACAAACACAAGCTTTATCCGGACTAATGCCCGCAGGAGATCAAGAAAAGATAAGAAATGGCGCAAGAAATTTGAGCAAATGGCATTAACACTTGAACAGTATGACCAAATGCTTGACTGCTATCATGGGGGGTATACTCATGCCAACAGATACTATGTTAATCAGCTGATAAAAGAACCTGTCGAATGCTATGATTTTGCAAGCTCATACATTGCTTGGATGTGCTATTGCAAGTTTCCAATGTCAAATTTTTGTTATACAAATACTATAACATTAAAGGACATTATGGAACTGAAAGAAGATTATGCTTTTTCCGGCTATATAAGATTAAAGAATCTGAGGTTGAAAAAAGAATGTCCTATGCCCCCGCTAGCTTTTTCAAAAGCAAAAGTTTGTGTTTTTCCGGAAGCAAAAAGCAAAAAAGAACAGTTTCATGAAAATCTGGATAATGGAAAGATCGTTAATGCTGATCTTGTCATATATCCCTTTACGGATCCGGATTTAGAAGTCATTCTGTCAAGTTATGATTATGAATGGGCAGACGTCTCAAAAGTCATGAGAGCGACAAAGGACTACTTGCCAGAGTGGTTCACAGGCTATTTAATGGAATTGTTTTTTAAAAAATGTACCCTTAAAGGCTTGGATGAAGCGAACTATATGATCTCAAAGGGGGAACTTAATGGAATGTATGGTATGACAGTACAACGGATCATTCAGATCTTATGTACAGAGCTTATGGAATCCGGAGAGTGGGAGGCAAAAGAACCAGAGGGCAGGGAAAAAGAACTTGAAAAGTTTTACCGGAATAAAAACAGCTTCATGCCCTACCAGTGGGGAGTTTTTATCACAGCCTATGCACAGGCTTATCTTTTTCGGTTGGGAGCCTGCTGCCGGAAATGGCTATACTCTGATACGGATTCTGTCAAAGGTACAGACTGGGATCATGATAAACTGAATGAGTTTAATCAGTCCATCGTTGAAATGTCACAAAAAAGAAACATCGGAGTAGTTGAGTATAATGAAAAAATATTCCGTCTGGGTATTGCTGAGTTTGACGGAATCTATAGTGAGTTTATAACGATGGGAAGTAAGCGCTATTGTTACCGACTGAAAAAAGATGCATCATTACATCTGACAGTCGCAGGAGTACCAAAGGAGGGCATCTATTGCCTGGACGATGATATAACCAATTTTAGAAAAGGATTTATTTTTAAAAATGATTTGATTTTCCGTAGGAATTACCGGAGGTCAAATGATTGGCAGGATCCCAAGTGGAAAATGAAAACGGAGTATCTTTTCCATGATGGAATCAATGAACTGACCATTGACGGATGCAGGATTGAATATGGCTGTGCTATCCGGTTGACTGATACAGAGTATGAATTGGATCATACAATTCCGTATGATAAAGAAACAGGATTGCCGTTGCCATTTGAAATGGAAGATACAGTATATGAATAGAATTGTTATAAATTTTTAATAGTTTTGTAACATAAATAAGTTAAACTGTATAAAGGAGGTGTAACCTATGAAAAAATTCTGGAAAGAAAACAAAGAAGATTTGAGTACATTGTTTTGGACTTGCGTCACTTTTGCTTGGATGTTTGTAAGCTGTCAAGTCTGGATGCTGTTAGGTGATTAAGGAGGTGAAGAACCATGATTGACATGTCAGAGATTTATGAAACACTGCGAACAAGCAGTCTGAGAAAAGTTAGCTATGAGGATGATGAGATCAGTATCATAGCATACAAAGTAGGAAATATCATTAGAATTGATGTAAAGGAAGTACAAAGATGACAGCAATTTATGAATTATATGATGCATTACTTACTATAAAAGATTATTGTGCGTCAAAAGACAATACATGCGAGGGTTGCCCACTCATTGATAGTGATGATTGCTGTATTTTTATAAAAGAGACAGCACCCTCAAATTGGGAACTGGTTGAACCAACAAGAAGATTATGTAAATAAAAGGAGAAAAAAATCATGTTAAAATCAAATGTAAAAATCACTTGCAAAGCATATAACGGTAACTCAAAAACAAAAGCTTTTATTGATCTTGAACTTGATGACACACTTGTAATTAAAGGACTTACACTGGTTGAGTGGAATGATGGACTTTTTTTGTCATTCCCAAGCAAAAAAGGAAAAGATGGAAACTATTACAATTCCGTTTACTCTCTGGATAAAGAGTGGTCAGATCTTTTGCAGGATGCTTGCATTAAAAAGTATAAGGAATGCAATCAGACTTCGCAGCCTGCAACCTCTGGAGGTGGATTTCAGTAAATGAATATTTACGATAAAAATGGGTGGCTGGATGTTCCAAGGGTTGTCCAGCTTGCTGATAAAAATAAAATTAACTTTATCTTTATCATTGGAGCAAGACGAACCGGAAAAACATATGGAATATTTCAGCACTTTATCAATGATGTTTTTTCAAAAAATGAGAAAATCATTTATATGCGCCGGACAAAAGAACAGCTGGCAAAAGTGTTTCTTCCGGAATTTGATCCATGGCTGGACATCAACAAAGATATGAATAAATTTTTCCATTTTGAAAAACCCAGAGGTGAATACGGTCGTATTAAGATTGTGGAGCAGACAGAGGAAGAGGAGGTTTATAGAGGTGAGGCTTTTTGTCTCACATCAATGCATAATAATAGAGGTTTCTCAGGGTCTGATTTTTCAGAGGGTATTTATGATGAATTTATCCCGGAGAAGATTGCTAAGGCAATCAGTGGGGAAGATGATGCTTTTTTGAATGCTGTTGAAACAATCTCATCAAACAGAGAGTTGCAAGGGAAGAAACCATTCCGCTGGTGGCTGGCTTCCAATTCCAATACACTGGATAATCCGATTGTACAAGCTTTTGGTTTACTTCCAATTCTGGAGAGAATGAAAAAGAATAAGCAGGAATTTTCCTTGCTGAAAGAACGAGGAATCATTTTAGTTTTAATCAATGATTCCCCGATTTCTGAAAAAAAGAAAGACACTGCATTGTATCGTGCTTTATCGGGTGATACGGACTTTGCAAAGATGGCGCTTTCAAATGACTTTGCATATGATGATGTGTCAGCTATCAGATCAGAGGATATACGCCAATACAAGCTTATTTGCGTGATTGGAAAAGTAGCAATTTATGAGCACAAATCAAAAGCTCATTTGTACGTGTCGGATCATATCTCTGGGTCTTGTAAAGATGTATTTGAAGACAACCAACATGGAAAAGACCAATTCAGATGCTTTTATAGTTGGATTGATAGCTATCGTCTGACAAATAGGATAAGTTATCAGAATATTTCAGTAAAATTTTATATTGACAAATTATTCAAATAATCTTATATTGACAAATTATTCAAATAATCTTATATTTTACTTAGGTCAACGTGGCTATATCGACCGCCGGAAGCGGATGCCGTGGGATGATTACCCGGAAGCGTTGACCTATTTAATTAACTTCCGGCAGAAAAGGAGATAAAAAATGAAAGTAGATCAGATTTTAGAACTTGGAAAACTTGGATTTAAAAAAAATGAGATCATGGGGATTCTGAACGCTCAGAGCATGTCCGGACTTGAACAGATTCCAACTCTGGAACAGGGTACTCCGCAGCAGACTACTCCGGTACAGATTCCAACTCCGGGACAGGATGCAACCAATACAGCATTACTGACAGCAATCAATACTCTGACTGCTACGCTCCAGGCTGGCAACCTGTCGGCATCCGGTAAAACCGGAACAACACAGCGCACTTCTGACAACGTAGCAGAAGACCTCATGAAACTCATGAATTAAGGAGGGTAAATAAATGTCAAACAGTTTAGTAGTACAGGATGCCTATTTAATCATCAATGATTTATACAAGATGGCTACTGGTCGTGAAAACATCAAAGCAGTAGATACAAGTTCCTTTGTGTCGGTTGCTGAAACGATGCTGCGGACAGGCGTAGAACCAACTTTAAAAGCATTAAGTCAGTGGTGCGGACGCACGTATTTTGAGATGGAAAAATACAGATCCGGAGTATTCCGTTCCATCATTGAGAATAATGAACGATGGGGAGCTATCACACGTGAGATTATTTCTTTACCACTGGATGCAGAAGCTTCACAGGATTGGAATACAGATCTGAATGAGAATCAGCTTGCCGATGGTCAATCGGTAGATATGTACAAGATCAATGCCCCAAAAGTAGTAGAGTTGAAATTCTACGGCAGCAGAGTTTTACAGTCTCATATAACACGATTCCGTGATCAGATGGCATTAGCATTTTCAAATGAAGCAGAATTCCTCATGTTTGTAAGTAGCTATATGACTGCTTACTATAATGATATTGAATCCAGAAATGAAGCAAAGCGCAGATTGACGGTGCTCAACTTTATGGCAGGCATTTCCTCTCTTGGAACAAATGAAGTAGATCTTGTAAAAGAGTACAATACAGCCTATGGAACAGAACTGACAAGAAAGCAGCTTTTAAGCCCGGAGCACCACAGAGATTTCATGGCTTTTGTGGTTGCAAGAATCAAAAAAGATTCCAAAAAGATGCAGGATCGCACGACAAAGTATCACATGAATCTGACTGGAAAAGATATCCTGCGCTTTACACGTCCGGAGAACCAGAAACTGCTTATGTATACCGATTTCTGGATTGATTCCGAAACACAGGTATTTCCGACAGTCTTTAGTGATGAACAGTTAAAGATTGCCGACAAAGAACTTGTAAACGGCTGGCAGGAGTTTGACAGCCCAGCAATTAACATCACACCGAACATCATTGATACAAATGGAGTTTCCAAAACAGCTACGAAAGTAGTAAGCCTTCCTTATGTGCTGGGTCTTTTATATGACCGCAGAGCAATGGGAGTGAACAATCAGTGGATGTATTCGGCAGCTACTCCGTTCAATGCAGCAGGTGGTTACTACAATATCTTCGATCACTACCGGTTCAATGCTTGGAATAACTTCACACACAACGCAATTCTTTACGTACTGGGGGAGGGTGGAAAATAAAATGTTAGCTGCGTTATTAACTATTCCTGCCGGAGGGAGCATAGTTGTAAAGTTACCTTTTAAAAAAAAAGTTGGGGTAAGAAGATTAATAGTATCTTCTCCTCATAATGATGTTGCATTAAATTATGACGGAATCCCAATTATTAACTTTAACAGTTCCAACGGATTTGTTGAATTGAATTTTGAAAGCTATTACGGATATCCGGATTCGTCTTTATTTTCAATGATTAATAATGGAACTACTCCTGTACAAGCGACAGTGCTTGTCGATTATGTCCCATACGCACCTATAAATAGTGATTATTTTGAGAGGAGTTAGCATGATAGACACAATTCTAACCATTTTAGGAAACTATGCATTTCCGATCGTGTGCTGTATCGCCATGGCATACTTTGTGAAGTACATGTATGATCAGACCAATGCAAGAGTTGACAAACTCAACGAAGAACATAAGAACGAAGTTGACACACTTTCAGAAGTGATCAAAAACAATACAGTTGCCCTGGAAAAAATGAATACATTAATCGAACAAATTGGGAAGCAGGTGTAAACATGACAGCAAATGAACTTGTAGTGTACGCTCATAATTTAATTGGTACTCCTTATGTGTGGGGTGGCTCAAACCCTGCACAGGGTCTTGACTGCTCCGGATTGCTTTACTGGATCCAGAGGACAGCGGGCTCAGAAGTTGGTCGATATAACGCAGCAACTTATGCAAATATGGGTGTGAAAATTCCGATTGGTAGAGAGAAACCCGGTGATTTCTTATTCTTTGGTTCTCCTGTTACTCACTGTGCTATTTACATTGGATATGGAAAAATGATTGAAAGTCGGGGTGGTCGTAAGAACACAAAAGAGAATCCGGGCACAGGAGTTGTGATCTCTCCGGTAACTCGCCGGCATGATCTTGTCTGCGTACGCAGGGTATGGGATTCAAGTTCATCATACATAGTAGGACAGACTTACCGTACACAGGTTGACCATTTACATGTTCGTTTTTCTGTCTGGGGACAGATCAAAGAGTATGCACATCTGACAGCAGATGGAATGAAACATGCTTATTCCGATGGGTGTCTGAAAAAAGGAACCACAGTCACGGTAAAGGATGTCAAAAAGGACGAAGCCGGAGCAACGTGGGTACGTATTCCATCCGGTTGGATCTGCGCAATCACAGCAAAAGGAGATATCTATTTATCATGACAGAGATTATCTTATACCATTTTTCCAAAAGGAAAAACAGCACCAAAAGACCAACGGGACAGGGCACTACTGTGTCCTGTCTTTTAAAATCAAATACCACTTTTCAAAATCCAGTATTTAAGTTAAAGCTAGCACTGGATAGTGCGTTGCAATTTAACTATCTGAAATGGGCTGACCATTACTATTTTATCAATTCAACAGTATCGTTAAATAATGACATGGTTGAGATCTCAGCAAGTGAGGACGTGTTAGCAACATACCGGACAGAGATCAGCAACTACACATGTTTTATCGAGCGATCAAGTAAGCAAACTACGATTGCCAATGACTCTATGTATATCCCAACAAATGATTGGGTGTTAACCACAAGGAATGTAACTCATAAAGAGAAAATAATGACAAGTGCATATTCACAGCAATATATCATACGGGTAGTTTCAAGAACCGGAGTAGCGTCTTATTATATAAACGGTGATCAATTAAATAACTTGCTTGACTTTATGTACACGGAATCGAATTTTACTGACGTGATACAGGATGCCATTACAAAGTTAATGTTTGACCCATTTAAATATATAGTTGATTTGAAATGGGTTCCATTTGTTGAATCTGCTTTTAAAAGCAGTAATGATGAAGCAATCCAACTAGGATTCTGGGACAGTGGAGTGACAGCAAAAAGAATTGATGAAGATACAGTTGTTAATTTTTCGTATTCTTTTGCTTTTAACAATCCACTTTACGCTATTACAGATTTCAGATACTATACTTCATCTTTTTCAAACTATTTTATAAAACTCCCTTTTATTGGAGTGGTTGCCCTCAATCCATACAAGATAGATGAAAGCGTAAATGCAATATATCAGTTTGATGCAACAAGCGGATTATGCAACGTGTTTTTGCAATCAAAGAAAGTTGTTTTTGCGTCTTATCAGCTGCAATTATCAGTCCCTGTGCAAATCGGTTATGCTAGCACAAACATAGCACAACTAGCTACGTCAGCTGTGAGCCTTGTCGGTGCTGGCTTACAGGGAAACATTGCACAAGGAGTATCAGCAGGAATAGATGCAGGCAGAAGTATTACCGCACCAGAGATTTCTATGCTTGGAACTGTTGGGAACGTATCGAATATTCTCAACAATCAGATTTTAGAGTTTAATTCCTATGCCTGTACAAGCATAGATCCAGATGGAGCAAGTGAGGGGTTTGTAGATGGCACTGTACGCTCTATATCTGGACTGACTGGATTTGTAAAGTGTAGAAATGCATCTATCCAGATTGCAGGATTTGAGGGGGATCAAGAACAGGTAAACAGCTACCTAAATAACGGCTTTTACTTTGAATAGAAAGAGGTGATAAACATGTGGACACCGGTTAATTTCGATAAAATCAACATTTGCACAAATTACTTCCAGCCATCCGGAATAAAAGTAGATAGCTTATACACAGATACGTTTGATCGGATGCTTTATGAGCGTGTTTGTTCTATTTTGGACATTACCTATAATGGAACTATTGACATTGATTATTTCAAATATTGCTTGCTTTTCGGGGGGTATATTTGCATCACAAAGACAGACCTTTATGGACTGATTGCACAGTATCCAATGCTGACAGGCTACAATATTTATTTCAAACCAACCACAGCTACTATACACACGTATGCAAGCAACGCAGAGATTGACATGGAGGACATGGAGATTGGAAAAGACTGTTCAGTCATCTATCTCAGACCTACTTTTTGTGGGATTGGAGATATCATTGGTTTTTACAGCTATAAGCTGGCACTGGTAGCAAGTGCTTTTGACATGAACGTGTTCAACTCAAAATTAGCTTTTCTGATAGCTGCAAAAAACAAGGCAGCAGCACAGGCGTTGAAAAAAATCTATGACAGCATACAAGCCGGTAATCCGGTTGAGGCTTTTGACGTATCGATAAAAAGTGAGGACAGACAAGGAGTCAAACAGGAAGCATGGGAGAGCTTTAATAAAGATCTGAAGCAAAACTTCATTGCACCGGAGCTGATTGAGGTATTTGAGAAACTTCTGGATCAGTTCGATACAGAGGTGGGTATTCCATCTGTCGGATCTGATAAAAAAGAACGTCTGAATGTGCTTGAGACAAGCAAAAATGACGCAGAATCCGTGACACGGCTCACTACTTGGCTTGAGACTATGCAGGCAGGGGTTGATATGACAAATAGATTATATCCGGAAATGAATTTGTCAATCAAGATCAGAAGCTATGAGACTGCGGAGGTGAAACCATATGGGAATTTATAGAGTAACGATAGCAGGACTTTATGAATGGAATGATACCCTATTTGACAAGATGGAGTTCCCGGAATCAGCCGACAGGCAGAATTTTATCGACAGTTTGCTTCTGTCATATGGGGATTGTGAGCCACTTTATCCAGACTGGGATTTTATGCATGAAAATGCCATCCCTGCATGGAGCAGGAAGTGGAAAAGAAGTATAGACAAAGTATACAAGGTATTAGATTTAACTGAGTATGAGCCTCTTGAAAACTATGACCGTCATGAAGAATGGACAGATAGCCCGGATGTAACAAGAACAAGTCAAAGCTCCGGGCAGGATGTAAACAGGGCAGAGGCAGGACAGGGAACAACTACTACCACCTCTGGGACAGATACAGCTACCAATGAGGTCAGTGCTTTTAATGATTCCAGCTACAGTCCGAACGAAAAAACAACGACAGAGTACGGGGGTAGCACAAAAGTACAAAGCTCTGGGGAAAACAAAAACACGTTTGAATACGGAAAAGGTGAAACAAGCCGAGAGACAGGACAGAATAAGCATTCCGGACGTATTCATGGGAATGTTGGTGTGACCACTTCGCAACAGATGGGGCTTTCTGAGCTCAGTCTGAGGAAGCAAAGCTTTATTGACTATTGTACTGGACTTTTTGCACAGGATCTGCTTTTATTAATTTATTAAGGAGGAATGATTATGTTTTTTGAATACCCACATAGTTCTATGCAGGATATGAACCTGGACTGGTTGCTTAAAGTTGGCAAACAGGCAAGTAAAGATCATGAGGAGTGGACACACATAAAAGATACAGCTCAAACCATGATCGATGATGCTATTCAAAAATCACTTGATGATGGAGAAATCGGAAAAGTAGTAAATGATGCTACTACAAAAGTCATCACTGAACAGATTGGCCCATTAAAAGAACAGGTTGGAACAAATACATCTGAGATCACAAAGTTACAAAAAAGGGAGGGGCTTTTTGACCACTCCGGAAAAACCATCATTATCGGAGACAGCTACACGGTTGGTTATAGTCCAGAGGGTAATCTACAGCCTTGGACTACAAACTTTATTAAATATACAAATCTTGAGAACGTGACAATCTCTGCAAATGGGGGAGCTTCATTTTCGACAGCTTCCAATTCATTCCTTATGCTTTTAAATGCTGTGCCAGCTTCTGATGACGTGAAGCAGATCCTTGTAGTTGGGGGGTTTAATGAGTTCGGAACCTATTCAGAGATTGAAAATGGAATCAATGCTTTTATGGGTGCTGCGGAGGTCAGATTCCCAAATGCAAAAGTATTTGCCGCTATGGTAGCGTGGTCAGTTGACCGGACGGACGACCCGTACGTGCAAAACAGATTAAAGATTGCAAAGTCTGTTTATAACATACAGAAAAAGAATTGGCGATACCTGGCAGGGTCAGATTATATTTTGCATGCTGATGGCTTTCTTGCATCTGACGGGTTCCATCCAAACAGTACCGGACAGGAACGGCTTGCTAGCTATCTTGCTACAGCTGTAGAAACAGGAGCATGTAGCCCATCATTTTATGAAGTTATTGCAAATTTTGAAGCAGGCGACTTTACACCTACTCTTGGGTCAAGCTGGACTCTTATAAGCTCATATAATGAAAATACAAGCACTTTAATCTGGGGTAACTATGTTTGTTTACCAAACAGCGGAACACTTGTCTGTGACGGCAGTGAGTGCCGTTTGGGACGTATCTATTCGACTTCCTTTATCGGAGACCATAACGGCTATACATGCTACCCAACAACCGTGATCATTAAGTCCGGCAGTGATTTTTTTCACATTCCTGCACAGCTTAACTTCAGAGGTCGACATATCTATTTGAGCTTGTATGATATTTCAGATGATAAGCATAACTACCGGACTTTAACAAACGTTACACAGGTACAGATTCATAGAGGATCAATTACCATGTAAATAAAATATGATAGCCCAGTGAATGCTGGGCTATTTTTATTTTGCATCCTTTAAAAGCTTTCTGAGTAACTTGATTACACCCCAGTTTGTTGATGCATGGTAAAATTTAGGCTCTTTAAATGGCTGATAGTAAGTTACAGCCCAATCTTTATATCCAGTTAAGGATATTTCAATGTAATCTATATGGTAAAGATAGTATACACATAAATAATCGCCATTTTCGGATAACTCACAAGTGAAGCCCTGTTTCTCAAGATCACAAGTGAGTTTTTTAAGGTTCATAACCTCTTTATTATAGTATTGATTGTATTTCATAGTTTCACCCTCCTGCCTAGTTGGCTGTGCTGTATTGATTTGTTGAGTTTATTATAGTCCATATGAACTAATATGTCAACAGGATAAGTGACAGACTTTGTGTGATATTGTCAGACATTTAATGTTATAGTTGCCTAGCAAGATTCATGCCAGTTTTGCAATTATGAACGAAATATGAACAGATTGGGGAAATGTTCACAATTTGTTCACAGGTTTACCTTGCCAAGTTT